GCTATTATTCGAGGTGTTTTTAGCGTCTTAGGAACCAAGATCACTTTAGAAGGGATCTCGGAACCGGGTTCGAGGAGTTCGATATGGTCCAAACGATCGATAAATCGATAATTTGGAAGGACATGGTCTCCTATTGGGAACCATGAATCCAATCGGGACGGCCAAGTGGACTGAAGGTACTTTTTATTACCTTTTAGCCCATCAGCCGTAGCTCCCGGTCCATGCTTTGGACGAATATCGCCATAGTAGATCTTCCGATCTAATATGGTGAAGATACTCGAATAAAGCATAGCGGATGCCTGTTTAAATCTGTCCCACTGTGTGGGAGAGATTGCAGCATCTGCTATACGAACATCCTGCTCACATTGGAGAAAAGAATCGATAGCATCCTTCTTTCGTGCATCGCTGCACTCAAGAAGGATCTTGTTAAACATCAACGTTAGTTGACGAATAGCAAGAATTGCATCTATCGATGGATTCTCCAATAACGAACCACTAGCTCGATCGAACACAAGATCGAGGAAACCTCCGAGAAATCGGGGGGAACCTGCCTGCCAAGGGAAACCCTTAAACAGGTCGCGATCTACATACGCTCGGTCAAGACTTTTTTCGAAGTCTTTTCCGAATGTAGGCAAGGTAATCGTTAAAAACGAGAACCCTTCGTGTTCGACACGACTCGTAACGTATTTATAGTCACGAGTGGCGCTAGTGCAACACCAGATAGCGGACTCGTCCGCTATCTTTTTCCAGAGTAGCATTAGGCTTTTCAAAGCCCCTCCTTAAATAGAGGTGGTCTTTCCTTAGCCTAAGGCCGTAGTCGCAGAATGCTAACCACCAAGGATCTTAGTAAATTGATCCATGGTAGTAAGCATCATGATTATCACAACTAGAATTACGATAAGAATCGATAATTCTAGACCGATGATGATGAATTCCTTAAAACGGAAATCATCGCCATAAGGGCCCTCAGACCGGTCAGATCGATTATCCAAAGGATAACGATCACGCCGATAAGAAGGCTCGCGGTTAGATGACAATCAGCTTTCACCGCCAAGAACCTTGTCGATGAGAGCATCAGTCGAAGCAGTGTAAAGGGTCTTAAAACCCGTATACACGTCCTTGGCCTGGGTATTCGTGTAACCAGCAACCGGAAGGTCGAAGACGAGATAACAACTCATCGACACCTTCTGGTTATTCGCTGGAATAAACGGATCCGAGGTCAACTTCGAATGATCAACCCTGAGAACTCGCCGAGTGCGACGCCCGTAGGCGTTGCTCGCGGTGAGCTTCACTAGTCCATCTGACGACAGGTATTCCGCCTTTCCATCACCCGTAGAAACACGGGGGAGAGAAATGGTAGAACCTGCAATCGTAATGGATTGGGGATCTGCGAATGACATTAGGCACTACTCCTTAATCTGAGCCACAAATGGCCCAGTAATTGGTGGATAAACGCAGGTGCTAATGCACCAGCTTCAGCTCCTGGATAAACCAAGAGCTGCAGCTATGGCGGCCTGGATAGGAGACAAACCTTCCCAGGTGACACCAAAACCAAAGGGGTTAGCCCTTCGTCTTATCTTAGAGGTTTTCTCTACGATAAGCGGAGGTATCGCCTTATAGTCACCAGTGTATGGTGAGCTTCCGTCCCAATTCTTTGTAGGGACAAAGCGATAAGTATGGCGTGTTATGGATTCCTCCATAATGTAACCATACTGCATCACCAGACCATCGGTTGCCCAGCTGGAGACGTTCGAAAGAACATCACCAGTATTGGAAAACCAATCTACGGCCCAGCTCCAGGGGGTGAGATTCCAGAGAGTTTCTGGAGTCAACTTGGCGCCAAACACTTGTTTGGCAATGAGGCTTAACTTATCCATCTTATTCCGGGAGTCATATCCGGAAGGAAGATGGTAGGTAAAAGCACCACTAAACCAAGTTGACCGCTCGGTCTCCACCGTGCGATAAACATCCCCAAGAGGGAGTCTCTGATCCATTGCCGTCGTAACCCCAACGCCATACCATGGCTTGCGGTTACTAAGGAATAGCTCAGAAGACTCACTCTTCTGGTCAGGAAAGTGGTAGTTTCTACGAACTTGCCTCCCAGCATCACGTTCATACTGACTAATAACAGTATTCATGTGACGCACGCCTTCGGCGAACTTTCGAACGTCGGAGACGAGAGGCAACCATCCAAACTGGTAGTTCAAGAAATCATCGCCAGCATCCTTTGCTAGCTTTGTTCTTGCCTGCCAAGTTGAAGCACCTAAAAGATGGGGTAACCCATCTCGAAGTGTTTCTCCAAGGAAGGTGGATAGGTCTGCCACTGAGTTAGTGGGTTTACATCGGGACACTGCAGTAGCACCTAGCTCATCCAAGGCATCGTTAGATGACTTGTAGTGAGTAAAGGAACTATTTACAGTTCTAGGATCCACTGGACACAGAGTCGAGATTTGAAACTCGGTCTGATGCCAATAATGGAAACTATAGTCTTCAAGCGGAGAAGTATACTTGATAGGCGATCCCATTTCTGGGACGTGTATCAAGGTCTTCTCCGTCGAGAAGTCGCCTCCGATGTCACCCGAGGAAGGTCCTTTTCTGGACCTCCAAGGGTTACCCCTCGACACAGTAACCTGTGTCCCGTTGACGGTGACCCCCGGGTCGTCAAATGAATATCTGGTATCATCTGGATCATTACTATGTTTTCCAACATAGCGATCTAGATAATACTCTCTTCCGGTGTTAAACGGAAGAGAACGACTTCGGGTCGTATAACCGTCCACGGCTGACCAGCTCCTCTGGTTGTAATCACTTTCTTACGAAAGTGGGTGATTATGCACTGCGTCGGCGCACACCTCTCGG